TTACCAACCTCAAGCAGAAAATACAGCTGGCTCGTTACGTATACAAGACGGTTCGACTATTGTGGGTGCTGATAAAGCTCGTGGTCAGATTTTAGTATGGACAGATACTTCTCTCCATGGCATGCAGTTTATTGGTCCTCCTTTTACTTTTGGACTCAATCAATTAGGTAGAAACTGTGGACTCTTAGGTCAACATGCTGCTGTGGTCGTACGAGATGTAGCATATTGGATGGGACAGAATGCTTTCTTTGCTTTTGATGGTACCGTGAAAAAAATACCGTGCACCGTGGATGATTTTGTATTTGAAAACATTGACCTAACACAAACAGATCAAATCTTCGCAGGTGTTAATACAGAATTTGCAGAGATTATTTGGTTCTATGTAACTAATCCCAATAATGATCCTCAACCACAAGTGAATAAATGTGTCATTTATAATTATTTAGAACAGTCTTGGTATGTGGGAACTTTAAATAGAACTTCTTGGGTTGATCGTGGTGTGTTTCAATTTCCTTTGGCAACAGAATATTTAACGGATACTACAGCTAACGCTACTCCAACGGTGATTGGTTTATCTAACGGTGTATCTAAACATTATAAACAAGAGTTTGGTACTGATGCTGAGGGATCTGCAATGCAAGCTTTCATTCAATCGGGTGATTTTAATATTGATGAAGGTGGCGAACAACTAATGCGTATTGCCAGATTCATTCCTGACTTTAGAGATCAATCAGGTGATTTAACAGTTACGTGGAGTTTTAAAAACTATCCTTATGGTAATGTTATTAGTCAAACAGCTTCTACTGTAGCAACTACAGACACCAAAAAAGACATTCGTGGTCGTGGTCGACAAGCTAACTTTAAAATTACAAGTAATGAATCTGGAGGTAACTTTAAGATGGGTACTTTTACAATGGATGTATATCCTGACGGTGGACGTTAATGGCTAAGATACCTCAAACCAGATTCCCTGATCCACCTGAACAGTATGATGCTCGTGCTTTCGCCGAGCTTATTCGACAATTAGAACAAATCGTATTACAGCTTAACTCTAGTTATCAGCAAGATAATTCTGATGAACAGACCAGAAGAGCGTGGTACTTTAGTAACGGAGATTAAATGGCAGACGTATTTAGAAATTTCACTGGTGCTGTAACTACAGCGAACACTACTATTTTTACAGTTCCACAGGCTAATGTGGCAGCAACTCCTCCTGTTCCTGCAACAACTTATGTAGCCAAGACTTTATATGCAGTGCATGACTTGATTACTCATGCTAAAACACTGGTGACCATCTATCATGTGGACTCTAGTGCTACAAATACGATTAGTTTTCAGGCAGAAATAACTGCTGGAGTAGCCTTAAATCTACTACAAAACGGTATTTATGTCTTTGAATCAGGAGATCAATTAATCATCAAAGCAAACAATAATGGAGAGGTAAACTTCTCTTGTTCTTTGCTTGAAATAAAGGGCCAACAATAGTACAAATAAAGGTTAGAGATGCATAAAATAGTAGAAGAACCAAAGCTTTTAGGACACAAGGAAATCAATGGTGAACAAGTTCCAATATATAGTTGTAAGACAGAAACTGTCATTACGAACACACGAACTGATACAACTTACGAGTCAGAAGATCATTGTGCTGCTGACGTTGCTGATCCTAGCACCGATACTACTGATGCTGATATTAAGCGAGATGTTACGATCTTTGCACCACGATTGGCGAATTTGGGTGCGGTCAATAAGAAAGAATAGACATGTTTAAAAAGATTTTTAAAGCAGCTAAAGATTTAATTAAAAGTCCTGTAGGACAAATTGGAATTGGTTTGCTTTTACCTGGTATGGCAGGCATGGCTGGAGCTGGAGGATTAAAAGGTTTATTAGGTGGGATTGGAAGTTTTGCTGCAAGAAGTCCAATGCTCACACAAGGAGCTTTAGGTTTACTAGCGGGTGATAAACCTGCTAACGTACTACGAAACATGGCCTACGGAACAGCCTTAGGTGGTATTTCTAATTTAGGTCAACCTGGTGGATTCATGGGTGGAGCTAGACAATCTTTAGGAATGCAACCTTCGAGTATTGCACCTGCTTCTGTTAAGCAACCCTCAGCTATAGATTTCAGAGATCCAACTATAACTGGAGATCCTGGTATGATTGCTGGAGATGTTGGATTTAATACAGAGTCTATGATAAACCAAGCCAAAGAACCAGGTTTCTTAGAAAGATATGGTTTGATTAATAGAGAGGGTAAAGATTTCTTTGAAACTTATGCTCCTCTTGTAAAACTTGGTACTGTTGGCATGTCTATCGCAGCTGCAGCATTAGGTGATGAGGCAGCACAAAATTTATATGACCCAAATAAAAATCCTTACTTAACAGGTGAAACAAAAATTCAAGATGTCTATCAACCCTTAGAATATAAGAGGGGCGGCATTCTAGACTTTCCTGAAAAACAAGGTATGATTGATGGTCCAGGTAATGGTCAATCTGACGATATCCCTGCAATGCTTTCTGACGGCGAATTTGTAATGACTAAGCAAGCAGTAATGGCTGCTGGCAATGGTGATAGAGAAAAGGGAACTAAAAAAATGTATGAAATGATGTACTCTTTACAAGATAAAGCAAAAGACATGGGGATAGGTAAATTTTAATGGCATCTTTTGAAGAACTATTAGCACAAGGTTACGGTAATTTAATTAAAGCAGGAGAGCAAATTACTTCTCCTGACTACATGAAAAAGTTTCCTGTTCCTGTAGCAAACGTAGCTCCTGTATCTAATGCAGTGTCTCAAGCCACAGGAATGATATCAGGTTATGCGGATCAAATGCCTGATTACTTTAAACAAGGTGTTGGATCACTACAAGGAGCACAATCTGCGATCGGTAACGCAATGGCGACTACGGCTCAAACAACAGGTGCTTACGACCCACAATCTTATCAAGCTTTTATGAATCCTTATCAAAAGGAAGTTATCGATCAATACTCACAAGAGATGCAACGTCAATTTGATATTGCAGGTCAAGGTAGAGCCGCTCAAGCAATTGGTGCTGGAGCATTCGGTGGTGGTCGTGAAGGAGTATTAGAGGCGGAAGCACAAAGAGGTTTTCAACAACAATTAGGTTCAGGTATTGCTGGTTTACTATCTCAAGGATATGGAGCAGCACAACAACAAGCACAATCAGCTTTTGAAAATCAAAGAAAAGCACAACAGGCTGCTGCTGGTTTACAATTAGCAGGTGGAGAATTAGGTACTGGTATAGGTCAATTATATGGAACCTTTGGTACACAAGCTCCTGCTGCAACAGGTCAATTAGCATCAACATTAAGTAGCCTTGGTATTACCGAGCAACAAGCACAACAGGCTCAATACAATCAACAATTACAAAATCAAATGGCAAGATTCATGCAGCCTTATCAGGCTTTACAGTTTCAATCTGGGTTAGTTTCACAATTTCCATCTATGCCAAGTTCTTTTTTTGAACAATCTCAAGGAGGTAATCCACTACTTGCAGGTATTGGTGCGTTGGGTTAGGGGGTATCATGAGCGATTCAGGATTCGATACGCTTAACACTTTTAAAACAGATTTAAGCATTAAACCCGTAAGTCCCGTTAAACCCCTCCAGCCTATTCAAGGTGGTAGTTTTTCTGTGGCTGATCCTCAACAGGATCAAATCAATCAAACAAAAGATCAGCTTAATGTAGAACAAGCGGGTCAAGCGGTTGATCAAACTCCTTATTATAATAATTTAGCTATTCAATACGCTGATGAATTTTTACCGGTAGCTCAAACAAGAGATCAAATGGATGCAATGCAAAGTTTGATTGCTCAACAAATGGGGTTAGGTAAAAGAGTTACATTTGAAGATGCCTATAGAGGTATAGAAGAGCAATTAGGTCCTTTACCCAAAACAAAGACTGTAGATAAAAGTATTAATTTTTTAGTAGATTCTATTAATGCAAGAACACCTTATAAAGGCGCTGCAGGCGTATTTGACGTTTTAGCTCAAGCAACTGGTAAATATGTCAATAGAGAAACTGCAGAGAAAGCAGCACAAATTGAACATACTTTAAAAATGAAAGAGATGGCAATTAAGCAAATGCAAGATCAAAATGCAGCTATCCTTGCAAAAGAATCAGAGTTTTTACTAAAGAAAATGGGTCAAGACAGTGAGTATATGATGAAGAATCTAAGTTATGATATGGACTTACAAAAAAGCTTAGCTAATTTTGATTTAGAAATAGCGAAAGAAAAACAAAAGGCTGCTTTAGATTTATTTAAAAACCCTGATCGTTTATTTCAAAATATTACTTTTACTGATGATACAGGCAAAGCTATAGTACAAATGTCAAAGAAAGTTTGGAATCCTGAAAAAGGAACTTATGAGTTTATGTTACCGAGACGTGATGAAGCATCAGGAGATGTCATCTTTGATGTAGAAGCTCCTCCAGGTGCTTACTTATCACCACTAGAGGGAACACAAGAAGATGCAGCACTATCTGTAAGTGCACCAAATTATGGACAAGCATCTAACTTGATTGGTGACTTTAATACTTTAGGTCGTGCTGGTGATATTGTTACGGAGATGTTAGAGATTGATAGACAAGCAGTAGAAGACGGACAGCCTTCTAAGTTCGGTGCTGAAGGTTTGGTTGATTTTTTCAAGAAAGAATCTACAGCTACTTTTGGTTCATTTATGAATGCAATTTCTCCTGGACTAGGTGATCAGTTAACACAAGAGGGTAGAACATTAAGAGAAAAAGATAAAGTGTTCTATCAATTAGGCGAGGGTGAAGACCCTGATTCAAAAATGGTTACATTACAAGCACCTAAATCAGGTATTAAAGTTCCTTACTTAACAGAAGACTTTAAACCCGTACAAAAATTAATGACTGTTGATGATTATTTCAGACCTATAACATACACGAGTATCGGTTATGATGAGTCTTATGCTCGACTAAAAGTTCAAGAAAACTTGATTATCTACGCATTAGCTCGTGCTTTGAAACCAACTGGTCGTTTAAACGTGGATGATATCAGCAGAGCATCTCAATTAGTGGATTTACAAGGATTTAAATCTCCTGACTACGTAAGAACACAATTAGGAACAATCTTAGACTTTATTAGAGCTGCTCAGGTAGACCTTTATGAGCAAGGTTTTTACGGACCAGAAGGTAATAGAAATGTCTTTGATAATCCAAGATATGCAGAAGAAGTTACTAGATTTAAACAATTTTTAGGTGAAGCACCTTTAACTAAACCCGACGTACCTGCTGTTCCTAAACAAGAATATGATGCAACAGATCAAGACCAAAGTATTGATAATGAGTTTGTATTAGAACCTGAAGATTTATATGGAGTATCCTACTAATGGCAAATCCTGCAGTTAAGAAAAATCAAGTCACTATTCTCAAGGGAACACCTAATGAGAAAAAGTTTTATTTTGAAAATCCTACTAATCCTACAGCAAATGATATTGCTAAAGTAAAAGAATATTACGGCATTGCTGAAACAGCGACTCCTGAACAAGTTATCGCAGAGTTAAATAAATTTAAACAAGCAACTCAAGCAGATATCTTAAAAGACATTCCTTTTGATCCAGAAAAACAATCAAAAGAATACTATGCAGAACTAGCTCAAAAAATGTCTGATGTAAATCAGCGTATGAAATTGGTTGAAGATCCTGCAAACTATTACTTTAAAGATTTACAGAGCAAACTACCTTACGGTTTAGATCGTTTAGTACCTGACCAATTAGTATCCAAAGGTTCTTTTGAAACCATTGGTGCTCTAAGTGCTATGGGAGCTGCGGGTTTGGCGACTGCTCCAACAGGCGGTGCTGGTGCTGCAGCGGCTAAAATTTTAGGTGCTGATGTATTAGGTGCAACTGCTGGTGGACAAGTTTATGAAGTAACTAATCAAATTCTAAGACACTTAAATGATTTACCTACGGAAGATCAAGCATTACAAAATGCAAAGTTCTTGAAAGATGCTTATATGAACTTGGCTTTTAGTGGAGGATCCATGGCCCTCGGACCAGTGGTCAAAGCTTTTAAGCCTGCTGTAGGAAGAGTTTTATTTGGTTTAGATAACAAAAACCCTGAGTATCAAAAAATGCTAGAGGTTGCTGAAACCTACGGTATGCCTTTAGGTATTATTCAAGCAACTAATAGTTCTTTCTGGAAAGGTTATTCAAAAGTTCTTGGTGTATTTCCTTATGTGGGAACACCTTTTAGAAGAGCAGGAGAAGGTACGAATGAAGCTATTCGACAATACTTTGATACTGCAACTAAAAACTTTGCACCTTTTCAAACAATGGCATCACTAGGTGGTGATATATCTAAGCTCGCACGTAAAGAATATGAAGATACAATGACAATTTCTCGTTTACTTTATGAAGACTTTGAAAACTATGCAAAAAGATTAGAAGGTAAAAAAGTAATTAAGATAGACACTGTTAAAAGATTATCTAAAGATTTTGTTGATGTATTGAAAGGTCAAATGCCTAAAACTGGTTATTATGATTTTAAATTCCCTGGTAGTGGTTCAGAAAAAGCCTTTAGAGAGTTCTATGAGACAATGGCGGCACTTGATCCTGATGGTATTACTATTCAACAAGGTCGTAAGCTTCAAGAACTATTTAGCAACTTTGCTGCTAACTTTAAAGTAGAAGGCAAAGGTATTGTTCCAACAAAAGAAGGAGCAAGAATTACTCAACTAGGTTTAGCTTTAGAACACGATATGAACAAATTAGTTAATATTGATGATGATGTAGAAAAGGTTGTTTTTGATACAGCATTAGATAAGCTGACTACAGCAAACTCTTATTTAGCAGATGTTATGCCTAAGTATGAAGGACCTGTTCAAGGTATTTACAAACAAGTCAATCGTAATATTTTTGGCCCAGGACCACAAAGTTATATGGGTGGAAGTATGTATCCCAAACAAGCTTTAGAAACAATTTTAGGTATTGCTAAAAACGATCCTGAAGCAATGCAAGTTGTTATGAGATTAGCACAAACACCAAAAGCAAATTTAGATGCTTACTATAAAGCAGGGATGAAAGAGGGTGTTCCTGTTAAAGTTAAAGTACAAACTTTAGATGATGCACCTAATTTACCTAATGGTGATCCGAATCCAAACTTTGGTAAAACCATCACCACAGAAGAAACTGTTATGTCAATGGGTCCAAATGCAGGTGTTAAACAAATTGTTAGAAAGCTTTATGATAATGCATTAGAGAAATCATTCTCTAATTTACCAACTGCAAAGACATATCAAGATTACAAAAACTTAGCAAAACTTTCACCAGAACAGATATACAAACAAGGTTATAAAAACACACAAGACGTTTATCGTTTTAGAACAGTAGAATTTGATCCAATGAAGTTTGCTGATGAGTTAGGTTTAAATACACCTGATGGTAGAGCAACTTTAGAAGTGGCTTTAAAAGGAACAGGTACAAAAATTAAAGACATTGAACGTTTTTTAGATGTCGCTGAAAGAGCAGGTAGCTTTACAGTTACTGACCCATCTACCTTTGTTCAAAGACGTGTGACTTTAGGTGGATTTAAAAGTTTACTTTTATTTGGTGGTGCACAAGCAGGTGCGACCATGGCAGGCTTTGGTCTACCAATGTTGATGGTGCCTATTATGTTACGTTACGGTTCAAGTATTTTAACAGATCCAAAAGTGTTAAAGTCTTTCTCAGAAGTTTTAGAGGATACCGGTATGGATGTTGCTAAACGCACAGCGATTGCAAAAGGGTTAGCGGGTCCTGGTGATACAAAAGAATCTTTAAAACCATTTACAATCTCAAAAGAAAATCAAAAAATTTTATTAGATTGGGCAAATACAACCTTACCAACAGAAGATGATTTAAACCAATTAGATTTTGTGAATCAGGTAGAACAATCTATTTTAAGCTTAATGAAAGAGCCTCAGAAAAATATTGAAGCAAGAAATGCAAGAGAAGATCAAATGAATATTATGAAAAAACTTCAACCAGGTACACGATCAGGTTTATCTGCGCAAGAAGCAGAGATTGGTAATCAACTTATTAATCGATTACAACCAACCTTTATGGCAGGTGGTGAAGAAATGATGGATACCGGTCCTTCTGTAGCAGGAGGTCAATTATCTCCAAATGTTCGTTCTAATCTTGCCTTTGGCTCTTTGGATGAAGCTTTAGAAAATCAATATGGAGGGATTAACAATTTAATGCCATGATAAAAAAAAGAATTTTTGATGGTGGAGTATCTTCTGTTCGTGTCATGCCTTTAGGTATGAAAGATGGTGGTGATTTATCTACGCCTCCTCCTACATCAACAACACCTCCAAAACAATTTACAATACCTGAAACAACTTTTAATGACGCAGAAACAGCTCAAATACTTAGAGATTATCAAGGTCCTAATAGAATGACAGATACACCAGGTGTATTCTCAGCACCTAATGGTATTGGTGGTGAAATGGGCATGGTCTACGGAGCACCCGGTGCAAGACAAGTTTTTGAAGATCAAATGATTATGGGGAGAGTAATTGACCCTAGAGCTGTTTACCCAAATGATCCAGATAGAGGTATTACGATACCACAGATTACTCAACCACCACAACAAGGTGGAATTCCTAACTTATTGCAATCAAATTACTTGAAACCTGCTGGGATTTTGTCTATAAACAAAGTCTATGATATCTAAAATCAAAAATTGGTTACTAAAATTATTTAAGAAAGGAGAACCCGATGAACACTCAGAGCATTGGGGTATAGGATCATGATAGAATTAACAGATGACTTGAAAGCTAGGGTACGTGAGCATGAAGGCGTGCGCACATCTATGTACTTAGATTCACTAGGCAAAGCCACGATTGGTATAGGCCACCTTATTCAGCCTCACGAACGAGATAGATACCAAGAAGGTGTCGAAATCTCCATGGAGGAAGTCGAAGAACTATTTGATATTGACTTGAATAGAGCTGCTGCGGGGGCTGATCTTCTTATTGATGAGTGTATTGGACACGATCTACCACAAAATGTATCAGAAGTAATACTGGAAATGGTGTATCAACTGGGAACTCAAGGCGTACGAAACTTTAAAATGATGTGGAAAGCCTTGAGAGTTAAGGATTGGAAGAAAGCTGCTGAAGAAATGAAAGATTCTAGGTGGCATGCGCAGACAACAAAAAGATGCGAAAGCCTCGCAGAAATTGTTGCAAACACAACCATATAAGAGTAGGATTTAATAATGGGTAAAACAGAAGAAAAATTAACTCTGCAAGCTATGGAGCGAGAGCGTAAAAAACGTGAATCCAAAGCAAAAAAGAAGATTTCATATAGATATGATCACATAAAAGACCTTGATAAAGAGGTTAGAGAGATCAAAATGAAAAAAGGGGGTTCCGTGAAAAAGAAAAGTTTTCCAGATTTAAATAAAGATGGCAAAGTTACCAAGAAAGATATTCTTATTGGTAGAGGTGTTATCAAGAAAAAGAGCGGTGGTTCCGTAGCACGTGGTATGGGCGCTGCAACTCAAGGTGGTAAGTTTAAAGGAGTATTCTAATGACTGAAGAACAATTATTAGAAAGAATTAGAGAGCTTCGTGGTTCAATGACCGAGGACAACGAAACAGAAGTCATGGCTGAGATTCAGCAAATCGAAGAAGAACTCACAAAAGATAACGATTAATCATGGCTGGTCTTGGTGTAGCATTAAGAGGTTTTGGTAAAGCTCTTAAAAAAAGTAAAGTTGGCAAAGCACTAAGAAGACAATTTGGCGATCCCAAAAAAACACCTCAATATAAAGATGAATCTACAGGTAAAATGTTAAGAAGATTACCTAAAGGTACTTACAGAGGTGCTCGTGGCATAAAATTTAGTGTCGACGAAAAAGGCAAAATTAAGTAATCCAACTTTTCAATTCATCACCGATCACTTGACTGGCTATGTCAACCTTGTTCTTCAAGGCAGTTAATATTTTTTCATCAACCGTTCCCTGACAAACAAAGTCAACATAGGTAACTTTATTTTTCTGCCCAATTCTGTGTGCACGGTCTTCACTTTGTAATCTTATCTCAAGATCATAATTGTTTGAAAAGTACACAACAGTGTGACTGGCAGTAAGAGTGATTCCATATCCACCAGTCTTAGGGTTCGCAACAAGGTACGTGAGATCATGATCTTCATTCTGAAAATTCTTAACAAGTTCCAAGCGATCGTCACTCGCAGTGTCGCCATAAAAAGCGTCAGCTTTTGTTTCACCATATTTTTCCTTTAGTTTTCTTGTGATGGTTTCGATGTTATGTCGATAGGTAGCCCAGATGATAACTTTACCATCAACTTCTTCTAAGACATCCAGCAATTCATCGTAACGTTTGTTAGGTAGGTCGTGGATCTCCCCGTGATCATTAATGGTAAACCCACAACATACCTGATGCAACTTTACAATC